CCACGCCGGGCTGCGCCAGCCGCTGCTTGGCCGCCAGCGCGTCGGTGAACTCGGTCATCACCGCATCAAACGGCATCACTGCGTCGGCGAGGCCTGCTACCACCGCCTGCTCGCCGTAGAACAGCCCCGCCTCGGTGGCGCGCACGGCATCCGGATCGAGGCCGCGCATCTGTCCGACCTGATTCACGAAGATGTCGTAGAGACGATCCACCTCGGTCTGCAACACGGTAGTGGCCTGGGGAGTGAGTGGCTCGTGCGGGGAGAAATCGTTCTTGTGGCTGCCCGCGAAGACAGCGGTGTAGTTCAGGCCGTCTTTGGCGTCCTTCACCGACTGGTCGACGTGCAGCGCGATCACGCCAATCGAGCCGACGCCAGCGGTCTGCGACAGCGTCAGGCGCTGGCAGGCAGCCGCGATGGCAAAAGCTGCCGAGTACGCGGCATCGTTGGCGTGCGCCCAGATCGGCTTGATGGTGCTGGCTGCGCGGATGCGCTCGGCCAGTTCGAACACACCCGAGGCCTCGCCGCCGGGCGAGTCCAGATCGAGCAGGATGCCCGCCACCTGTGGGTCGGCCAGCGCGGCGTCCAGTCGGGCTTCGATCTCGCCGTAGGACATCAGGCCAGAGGCGGCTTCGATACCCATCGAACGTCTGACCAGCGTGCCGACCACCGGGATGACGGCAATGCCCGCCTGCCCCGATGTGGCGCTCTGGCGCGGCATGGGCAGCGGCATCGCCATGTCCAGATCCGGCAAGCCGATGCGGGAACCCAGCACAGAGAGGATCACGTCGAGTTTGGGACGCGCAATGAGGAGCGGCGTCCCGTAGAGGCGGGACGCAAGATGAACGAGTTGCATGTCAGTTGTCCTGTTGGTCTTGCGGCACGGCCACCGTGGCGGCCGCATTTATGGGAGCGCCCAATGTCGATGGTTGGGGCGCTTTGTCGTGACGCGGGTCAGAGTCGAAGACCAGTCCGAGCGCATCGGCACGCTGGTTGTCGGCGGCGATCTCGCGGTCGATGTCCTCGGCGTCGTAGCCGAAGGCCGAGATGGCTTCCGATCGAGACAGCAGCCCGGCGCGAATAGCAGTCAGCATCGCGTCGAATTCCTTCTTGGGATCGACCCACTGCCAACCCTGTGGAATCCATTTGGCCGCGAAATAGTCGCGCTTCTTCTCGGTGAACTGCGGCAACGCCAGCGCGCCTTCAAGTAGCGCCTGCTCCATCCAGGCACGCCAGATCGGGCGGCACAACTGGTGGACGATCACGCCGTGCTGGATGGCCTCACAGCGGCGGCGAAACTCCAGCAGCCCAGCCCGGATCGACGAGTAGTTCACTTGCGTCAGGTCTCCGGTCAGCATCTCGTAGGTGATGCCCATCGCTGCTGCCACCGCCCGGAACTGCATGCGTAAGAATTCGGCGTAGCTCGCGCCAACGTCGGCGGGCTGACTGAACTTCACGTCCTCGCCAGGCTCCAGGATCTGCATCGTGCCCGGCTCCAGCCCGGCCAATGCTGCACCACTGGCATCCGGCAGTCCTTCACCCATCAGGTTGTCCTCGGGTGACAGGCGCGTGATGAAGCCCGCGAACATCGCGGCGGTTTTCTTGCGCACGAGCTCGGCGTCGTCGTACTGGTCGAGTTCGTTGAGTTTGACCAGTGCGCGCGCCAGCCACGGTTCACCCCGGATCTGTCCGGGCCGCAAGGGGCGAAACAGGTGAATGATTTCGCTGGCCGGGACACGCACTGTGTCGAGACCGCCCACCACGCCACCGGTGCCCGACATCGGGGCCAGTGAGCCATCACCCGGATGTGAGCGATACAGGTGGTAAGCCACCCGCCGTCCGAGCTTGTCGAATTCGATGCCCGCACGGATGACGTTTCCGGAAGCCAACTCTTGATTCAGCGTGGCTGGCAGGTGTTCGGGTTCGAGCAACTGCAACTGCAGGCCAACCGGCAGCCCATCCTCCGGGCGGCGATAGCGCAGCCGCACCAGACATTCCCCGCCTTCGAGCATGGCGCGACAGGCCAAGGCCTGCAGTCCGTAGAAATCGGTCAGTCCGGCGGCATCGGCCTCATCGCACCAGTCCCACCACAGGCTGTGGATCGCTTCGCGCAGGGACTGATCGGCCAGCATGCTCTGCGGCTTGATGCCGGTGCCGATGGCGTTCGAGACAAAGGCCTCGACGCCTGCCGCTGCCCAGGCATTGCGGCGTACCAGATCGCGGCTCTTGGCGCGCAATTCGTTCTGGGTGAACGCCAGCGCTGCAACCGCACCGGGATTGCCGACCTGCCACGCCAAGGCGCGACGGCCACCACCGATGCCGTCATAGAACGGCGTGCCGCCAAGCAGGCTCATGCCGACGCTTCTACGCATTCGGTCAAACCATTGCATGTTCAGAACCCTTTGCCGGTGGTGACCCGGATCTGGCGTGGCGCACCGGGCCACAGTCCGGTGTCCATGGCCTGCTCGAAGAGGTCGCGCTTGACCGCCGCAATGGCGGCCTGGAGTTCATCGACGCTGCGGTACTCGACGGTCTTGTCGCCAAAAGTCACGCGCTTTTCGCCCTTGACCAGCGCCGCTTCCAGTGCGTCGAGGTGTGCTTGTGTGTAGGCCATCAGCGGAACACCGAAAGGTTGATTTCAGAGGAGTCGTCGAAGGATGCAGACGTGGTGGCGCAACTGATGTCGACGTACTGGGCGGTCTTTTGGTCGGTGCTGGATCGCACGATGGCGATGCGCTGCGTGCCGCTGTTGGTGCTGCTGCGGGCAAGCGCCGACCAGCAGTAGTTGGCGTCCGGCATGGCGGTAGCGAAGGTCACGCGGTAGCGGCCCGCCGCCGTTCGGGTCACGCTAGCCACGTTGTGCGACGAGCGCACGACGATCTGGTTGCCGACGTAGCCGAAGCACACCCACGCCCGGGCCAGTCCGGGGTGGGTCGCGTCGATCTTGGTCTTCACCTCGAGTCCGACACGACTGGCCAACGCACTGATGCGCGATGCGAGGCTCATCAGACCAGCGCGCCTTCGAACACTGCGACAAAGTCGGTGTCGGTGTTGCCAATATCGCTGGCGGCGACCGCGCCGATGTTGCTGCGCGCCTGTGCCTGCTCCGGGGCGGTCAGCGTCTGAGCGGCGTCGAAACGCACGCGGTTGTTCACCGCCGTCAGCAGCGCGTCCAGGCCACTGGTGCCGTTTTGCAGCAGCTGCTGGATTTCCACCAGCGTGTCGTAGGCGGCGTCCGCTCCACCGAGGATTTCCGCCTTGACCGCGTCGAGCAGCGTGACGATCTTGCTGGACGAATAGGTGCTGGTAGTGGCGACCTGCGCATCGTCGATCACCGCCGAGGAAACGACGGCCGCCTTCAATTCGTTGATGGCGGCGACCAAGCTGGATTTGTCGGTGGTGGTGAGGTTGGCCAGGTTGCCTGCCTTGGCGCGCACATCGTTGAATTCCTGCGCGACGCGGATGACCAGGCTTTCGATGCGAGTGGCGAGGGACATGTTTTCTCCTTGAGGTGTCAGGACAGCCAGCGGCTTTTGATCACGCGCCGACCGGTGTTGCGATTGCCAGAAACAGCGAGGCCACCGCGTTGGGTGGCCTCGTTGATCGATTCAGTAGGTGTTTCAAGGGCTGGCGGACCGGCCAGCCCCAGTTGTCGCTCCAGTTCCCGCCAGTGACGTTCCTCGAAGCGATCCAGACCCGCCGCCGATGCAGCCGCACGGGCGTAGACGTAGCAGTCGAGCGCCTCATTGCGTTCGCGCATCTTTTGCCACTCACGCACCGGAAAGCCGTTGCGGTCGCGGCGGGTGATCAGTTGTTCCGCGCAGAGTTGCTGGATGAACTCGGCGTCGATCTTGGGCAGATGGACGAACCCGGCCGGGAACATCGTGGTCAATCCGTCCTCGCCAACATCTGCGCTCTTGCGCAGGTTGTTGTAGAACTCGAGCTTGGCAATGCTGACCGCCACCGTGTACACCTTGATGCCCCGGCGCAGCTTCTTGCCGCCCTGCGAGACATCGATGGCGGTCGGCGTGCCGATCAAGGCTGCACCGCGAGGCACACCCTTGACCGCCATCACACGCGAATCGCGGCAGGCCCGCACAAAGGCGTAGGCCTCCTGCGTCGCAAACCCGGTATCCAGTGCAAAGCGGGCCAGCGGCATCGCCGCGCCGGAGGCGTGTGTCCAGGTTTCGGCCAGCATTTCAGCGAGGCGCTTCCACACCGTGTCGCGGGCGGTGTCACCCATCAGCACGCGGTGCTCGACCAGCCAGGACTCTTTGCCGCGCCCAAAGGCCCAGACCGACGCCTCGATGCGATCTTTCTGCACGTCGGCTGCGCCGACCAAGAGCAGACCACCTTGTGGCACGCTTCCAACGCGGTAGTCCTCTCGCCGCTCGACCAGCCTTTGCCAGTCCGGGGCTTCGCCTTCCTCGACCCAGGTTTCACCCAGTTCGGTGTTCTTGAAGGTCTTGATGGCAGCGGCAGATCCCGACTCTTTGCTGACGGCGGCTTCCCACGCAGCAGCGATCTCACGCCACGAACGCCAGCCTACCGGGCTGTACAGCGACGACAGGTGGAAGCCTGCCGTCTTACCCGGGCCATCGGTGATCATCGCGCGCCACTCGCCGTGCTCCAGCATCCACGTCTTGTGATGCTCGGCAATCGCGGTGTCACACGACTCGCAGATGTAGGCGGCGGTTTCCGGTTGCCCTTTATCCCAACGCAGCTGCTCGAAACGCAGCCACTGCCGGTGTGAGCAATGCGGACACGGCACGAAGTAGCGACGTTGGTCGCTGGCCTCGTACTCGCGCTCAATGGCCGATGCCCCCGAAATCGTCGGCGTCGACACGATGAAGATCTTGCGTCGGGCAAAGGTGCGTGTGCGCGCCTCGGCCAGCGAGATCGCATCGCCTTCACCCTCGACGTCCAACGGATAGCCGTCGACCTCGTCGAGAAACAGATACCGCACCGGCATCGAGCGCAAGCCCACCGCGCTGTTGGCCCCGGTCATCACCAGCACGCCACCCCGGAACTCCTTGGCCAGGATGGTGTTGCCGGAATCCCGGCTGCGCGCCGGTGCAATCAGTTCAGCCAGTGCGGACGACTCCTCGATCAGCGGATCGATGCGCTGCTTGGAGTTGCGCTTGGCCATTTCCACTGTCGGCCACACCGCCATCATTGGCCCGGGTGCGTGATGGATCACATAGCCGATCCAGTTCGACCCCATCTCCGTTGCGCCAAGCTGCGCCGCCTTCATGAACACCACGCGCTCGACCGGCGAGGTCGGCGACAGGCAATCCATGATCGCCTTCAGGTACGGCGTGCGACTGGTGCGCCAGCGCCCCGGCTCGGCGGATGCCTTGCTGGAGAGCATCCGGTGGCGATCCGACCATTCGGACACGGTGAGCAGAGGGTCGGGAGTCAGTCCTTCGCACCATGCGCGTTCGATCTCGGCAGCGCCTTCGTAGTCCATGTCCATCAATCCACCCTCGGGCGCATCTCGCCAAGTTCCTGCAGGTGCTCACGCACCGCCGCCTCCAGGGCGATGTGCATCGTGTGGGGATCGACACCGAGCTTGGCTGCCATCTGTGCCGAGATGCGTGCGGGCCAGTTGAGCCAGGCATCGCGTTCGGAGCGCGCCAGCTTGAAAACATGGGCGATGGCCTGCGGCCGATCCACCAGCTCGCCCTTGAGGCGGGCCAGGCGCACCTTGTTGGTTTGCGCCTTGACCACCTCGTTGACCGTCCGCGCTTGCAGTAAGGACGTTCCACCTACTGGTAATGCTGCTTGTCCATCTCCTGTAGGTCCGCTGGACTCCGGGACGGCGACCTTGACAGCGCGGGTGACCGTGCCATTGCGCGGTGCATCGGAATTACGCGCCCACTCGCGGTCGACGCGCTCGGAATCAATCGTTCCGTCTGCCTCCGGCGTGATCCGCCCAGCAGCGATGGCCTTGCGCACCGCTGCATCGGACACCCCTCGGTGGCGTGCGTAGGCACGAATCGAAATACCCATATTTCCCCTTCGGGGCACCTTC